TCGTGGTATCCATTTACTATTGGAAGAGAAAGTTCATTCTCAAAGAATACGTCAGGAAGTGCATCGCTTGGTTGTGTTTCAAATATCAAAGTGGTCTCAGCTCTAAATACCTCTACGTTTGCGATGATAGTAGACCTACGCTTTTCTCTTGACAAAACACCTCCACATCTTAACGTACCACTTAGGATAAGAGTCAACTGATTGTTAGATGGGTTACGATAAAATCTGTAGTAGTTTGTACATAAGTCTGTAGGTATATCAGTATTACTTGAAGCCAATGTGGCGATATATTCATTTCCTGCTTCACATTGCCCTCCTCCAATATCTTGAATACCATCATTCAGAATCTGCTCTACGTTATCTCCATCCCACCAATCCTTCATATTATCGTAATTCGCAGAAGCTACAAGAGTTTTCTTTAAGGTGTATATTCTTTTTTCGCATGCAGCACTACCTGATCCTACACCAAGACGCTGAAAACTAAAGCTCAGCTTAATACGACTACCTGCAGGAACCGTATAATCTACCCATGCTCCTGTAGCTGTATCAAATCTATTCATTGGGTAATTCAAAATAGGATATTCTCCTGCTTCGTTTTGATCTACTTGTTGTGAACCCGGTGCAATAATTGCAAGCTCATCTTGAACAACAGCAAAACTGTTAGGATTAATCTTCATGTATACTCCCGATGGTACAGGGATCTTTACGTCAGGATCGAGCTCACTTGTTATCTCAATAAACCCTACTTGCTTTGCTTCTTTCTCAAGGACCGTAGCATACACGCAACTATTTGTTGCACCATTGGTATCTGCTTTTACAATAAGCCTGTCACCTTGCTCAACCTTACGGGCATTCTCACCTTCAAGTAAAAAGTAAGCGTTATTGCTTAGAGGATCATCAAAGAATATACTACTGTATATTGTCTCATAATTCTCTTCGTCAGGTTTAATTACAAACTTGTAACGAGTTGCCCAAAATGGAGGAAGCTGAGTTGTAGGTATTATAACCTGTATTGAGTTTTGAGTATCCGATGCAGAGCATGGAACATTAACCGTATTATTTGGACTAACTAATGCTGTAGTAGAACGACCGAAGTCATCCATATAAACAATGCCAATCTCATACCCCCTATTGCTATGTAAGCTTCGAGGTGAATTTATTTTTTGGTAAATAGATTGAGCAAATGTAATAGAGTAGTACTCGTATACAGATTGTGTAGGAGTAACAACATTGTTTACAAATCTCCTAACAGGGAACTGAAGCCCTATAGACTGACTTGCAGGAGATGTAATAATGGCTATAGCTTGACCTGCTGCACTAATACCACTTTGGAATTTTGTAAGTGCATCTAAGTTGTTTGGTATCGCACAATTGAACTGATCTGTAAATGTTGTTCCGTTGCAAGAGTTTGCAACAGTTTGAATATTTGCTATTGTACCAACGACACTCTGAAACTCTATGCTTGTAGCCATTTGGTACACTGACGCATAGTTGGTTGGTAGCACAAATGAGAATGTGAGATTAATATTTTCTGATGTTTCTGTAGGGAATGGAGTATTACCACCAAACTGCGCATGAGTTAATCTAACCTCTATGGTTATAGAAGAGCCTTCAACTAAATCAATTCCCGTAAGATCAACATTAATTACAGCACTTGGTATTGTTTGAGCCCCACCAAAACTATATGTTCCTGTTGAGGTTGAATCAGGTAAAGAGGAAGAATCTACAAGTTCAGAAATAAGATTAGTTTGATACTCAAGCTTAACATTGTTTCCGTTTTCGTCAACCATGTTATATCCTTCAACGTAGTTGCCATACATCAAACGATTGCCCATTATGGTTTGCGCTTGTGCGAGTAATGGTACGCTGTCGTAGAGTCTAAGTAATTCAGATGGCTGAAGTACCGTAAATATTTTACTGTTTGAAAATGTATATGTATAGTTTGTATTATCAGCAAGTCCAAGATCAGCTTTACTAAGCTTCTCAATAACTCTGATAACAGTTCCCTGAGCTTCTTTAAAAAGTAAATCAATACCAACAACAAGCGGCCCACCTGTATTGTACGTAACAATTGCCGTGTTGTTTATATTCACCATTCCTTCGTTCAGAAAACTATTGATGCTGAACTCAAATGGGTTAGGTCTAAAAGCAGGAGCAGACCACTGAGATGTGGCTGAGTATTCTCCATCCTCATAACGATAGCGATATGCAAAGCATATAAATCTATCTTGTAAAAAGTTTTCTTGCTGACCGGTAGTAATAGTCTGAACTCCCGGAGATTCAACAGGCGGCTTCTTAATAACAAGTATTGACTCTGCAGTAAATTGATCTATATTGCCAATCGGATCTGCATAGTTCTTCTTGATGTTAAAAACTCTTGGAGGGTTATAATTATCTGTAAAAAATATAAGGTCGTCAATCAAATCGACACCTGTAATAAGATACTGATCATTAAAATTGAGGGTTGTGTCAACCCCTCCTCCGTCATCAATGCTTACTATATGATAGGTTAAAATACTTGTAAGAACATTGAACGAAACAATCATGTCAAGCTTACCTGTTGCTCCAACCGGAAAGGCTGAATCATGGATAAACCAATACACAGTTTCATTGGCACTATCGTCAATAGCTCCTATACATTTAGCAGAAGAACTAAGTGGTGTGCCATCAATATACTTTAGCGTAGTTAACCGTAGATTTCCTTTGGTGTTTTCGACAGTACCGATCTCTGATACTTCAGTAGATCCCATACGAATATTAAGAGCATCAATGTACTCTCCATTTGGGATAAGTCGTTCATCAACGACTTTATTCATCCTGCCTAAAACGAAGTTCCTTGTTATATTCGCCATATTATTTTAACCACTTGTCCATCCCACGCAGATTCATAAGAAGTCTACCCGGATGAATATTACTCATTCTTATTTTAGCATTACGAAGCAGTGCTGCTTTTTCTTTACGAGCACGAGCCACAATGTACTCTTGTACACCAAGCTTTGAATTAAGTATCTCGTATTGAACGTATGCGTAAATATATTTTTCAAATAGTTTGTTAACACTAACCAATGCGTCATTGCCATTCTCCATACCATCAGAGATGTATTCAAGAATAACAGACTGACCATACATATCAGCGTTAAAGTTTATCACACCTGATCTTGTGTCAATCGCAAATGTTGGATTGAAGTTTGCAGTCTCTGTGTTGAGACCATAACGCTCGCCAAGACCATATTCAAAATACCAAACACCATCAATGTTCCAACCAAGCTGCCCGTCATAGGTGCTTTGTGGATTCAAATAAATACTCTTCTTTGTTCCTGCTAATCTTTGCGAATCAATCTCAGAAAATTGAGGAGATAGTGCGTTACCAAACTGATCAAATAAAATCTTTCCGGTTTGATCTTGCAAGTAAGCAAGTGATGATAGGATCTGAATGTTTTCTGTAAGTGGTCTAAGGTAACCGTCTTTATACAAGTTTACTCTTACCCAATTGACGTAGTCTGAAGGTAGTATATACCTAAGAGTATCATCAACTGTAAGCTCTAATACTTTTATCTGCTTGAACGCATCATAGTTAAGTTCTTGCACAGCACGCTTAGCGTGAAATAATATCTTGAATCTTTCTTCATTGTTTACAAGAGAGTGGTTACCTGCATACATCAACATAAAGTTGTTGACAATGTCAAATAGACTCACGTATTGATATGAGCCCCAATTGACATCTGTTGGTTGATTGCCACCATTCTCGTAGTATTGATATTGACTAATATACGACATGATTATACTGATTGTTTTTGTTCTTCAGTTGCCCCAAATTGAACAGCGGCTATCTCACGAATAGACATTCCTGCGTATTGAAGAATTTTTGTTACAAGTTTAAACTCATCTTCATAAGGAACTTCAAAATCCTGATAGTCAGGCTGAGACTGATCAAATACCGGCTCACCATTTGTTAACGAAATATATGTCCACTTAGGATCTTTTGGATACCTAAAGTAATTTGCTTCAACTTCATTCGGTAGATTGATAGTTGATGGATAAACTGTCATAATACCATTCTCTTGCGTATACGCAGGATACTGTTCTGTTGGAGCAGTAAGGTTTGACGTATTAAGCATTGTGATTTTGGTATGCGTTATCTTCTCTGCTTCTCCTTTAAATACTCGTGGGCTTATTGATGCGTCATAACAAAGCACCTTATTGATCATGAAATAATCAAACCCTGTAGTAGAAGGAGAAGGAAGATAAAATCTATTTGTGGCAGGAGCAACTTGCGATAGTGTTGATGTTACTGCAAATAATTCCATTGCTTCTTCAATCGCTTTGCGTATGTCGGCATATCCTGTTCCTGACGTACGAAGATTCTCCATATTTAAGATCTTATTGTACTCAGAAAAATACTCTTCAAAGGTCTCAAGCTGAGCCTGTTTGGCGTACAGATTGAAATCGGATGGGGATATGTATCCGTAGTTATTCTTGTTCAGAATAGATAATACTGTATTTCTTACGGAATTTATCATTATTCGCTTTTTACAAAGATAAACAAAAAAAAGAGGGAGAATTAAATCCCCCTCTAAGCTACAATTTATATCACTTAAAACCTACTGTAAATTATTTTCAAGCATTTTTAAAGCGTCAATTCCGTCATCAGTCTTTAAGAACTCGGCAATTGTGAAGTATGGATCCTGTCCGTAAGGGACCGTTAACATCTTCTTTTTATTGGAAGCTGTATTAAACCACACCTCCTTTTGCCCATTTCTGAATGTCAAAAGCTTGTTCTCAAAGAACACATGCACATTTGACTGAAGCTTCAGCATTGGATCGCTTAGCATATTGACAAACCCAATCGGGTCTTTCTTGGCATAAACCAAGACATCACGCTTTAATTCTGCTGTTGTAAACCTTGAAGGGTCTTTACCAAACAGAACCCTTGCTACTGTTTCAAGCTGCTCTACAGATAGTTGACGAGCCTGAACCAAAGCATCTACTTCAGCACTTAAGCTTTCAACTTCTTTAGCTGCATCTTTCTCAGTATCAACCTCTACGAAGGTACGCCCATTAAGAGGGTGATAGTGGAGGAAGTGTTGGAGGACCGGGTTATTTTTAGGAACCCGAAGAAACCCGTTCTCAAATATAATAGGCTCGACAATGGCATTTCCATCTTGCTCATCCTCAAAAGGGGTCTTTTGATTAACGGCATATCTGAGTGGTCTATTGACATTGTTTTCCTCATCAAACCACAATAGTGGGAATCGTCTTGTATTTCGAGAAGGGATAGTGTAAGATAGAGGAGCAGAATCTCCTTTTAGTTTATATATCCTGTCAGCAGGAACTATATTCTTTTTCATTAGATTTTAATTTGATTAGATTTTTAAAATAAGGGGGAGTGCCGTTTGGCACCCCACCCTTTATTGATTGCTTGCTTATGAACCGTAACGGAACAACACGAAGTTGTTAGCACCCAAAGTACAAACGCAACGCTCAGAAAGGAAGTTAACCTCCATTGCATCGAGATCGCTTGTTTGAGCACCACCGGCAGAACCTGTGATCCAAGTCTTGTAACGGCGGTCTTCAGTCTCAGAAGCACGGTAGCGAACGTGTAAGAACGGACGCTTAGCGTTCTTGCCAAGGATTTGGTCGTACACGGTAGTAGAACCGGCAGGAACCAATAGACCTGTTACAGTGCCTGCTGCTTGAGCACCTGTAGGAAGACCACCACGCATAGTAGGATCGTTCAGGTACTTCCAATCAGACTTGTAGAAGTCATAACCTCTGCGGAAACCGCTGAAGCCAAGGTTCAAAGCCATATCCTTGTCGTTGTCAAACAAACCGTAAGATGTACCGTTTGCTCCGTAGCTGTTCTGAGCAGCGAGCATATCGTCAATGTCAAAGCTGAAGGCACGGTTAACGAAGATTACGTTCTCTTCGATAGAACCTTGCTTGTCAAGACGAGAGATGATGCTGTCGAAATCAGCAAGTGTGGTTGGGTTTCCACCGCCCCATACGTTACCACGGCTGTTTACTACGTAGAAGATTCCCTCAGAACCTTTGTTACCGTAGATTGGGTTCAAAGAAGCGTTAGCAACACCTGAACCTGTCTCAGCAGGAACAGCCTCAATCATTGCAGTCTCAAGGTAGTCCTCAAAACGCAGACGAGTTTCGTGCTCGCTCTTCAAATACCAAAGGTATCCGGTAGCACCGTTCTCAGTGGTTACTTCAACCCATCCAATCTGAGCCATATCAGAACCGCTTACAGCGTATTTGTCCTTGATGATGATTGGAGAGTTATCGAAGATTTCATCTTCAGCTTCCAAAGAACCGATCATTCCAACAGTTCCTTTCTTGAACTCAGAACCGTAAATCCATACAGAAAGAACGGCTGTGCCTGAGAAAGTTTGACCACCGGCTTCGTAGTAAGCAACATCGAAAGTACCTGCAGTGGTGTTCACAGCAGTAACGATACCCTTGTTAGAAAGACCTGTAGCGTTGTCAGAAATAAATACAGTCTGACCGGCACGGATAGCAATACCACTTACGTTAGCATCGCTTACAGTGATGGTTGCAGAATCTGCAGCAGCAGCCGCAGAAGAGTCGCAGTTTACATACTTAGTATGCAAACGTCCTTGTTCAGCCCACTTAATCATATCAGAGTTAGAGGGCATTTCAGCTCCTACCAAACGAAGGAAAGAAGCTACAGTACGATTACCGTAACGCTCAAACTCCTTCTCATAAGTATCAGGAAGATACTGATTCAAGAAGTTGAAGTTGGTAATGTAGTTAGTCGAAAGGGGCACTTGCTCCGCACTTGGCTGAAGCTGATACCCGGGTGATGGTAATACTGCCATTGTTGTAAATTTTTAATTTATATTTTTTTAATGCTGCGGATTTTTAGACTCCTTCCGGAATCCGGTGCAACCGCCTTCACCTGCATCCCCCCTTTATTTACAACTTCAGGCGCTCTACGCTCTGACATATTTATGTTTTTAGTCTTACGCATTACGTCCTCTGTTGCGTCTGCCTGTCCTTGTTCATAGAAGTACTTGGCAAACCTATCAGGGTTCATCGCTATGGCTAAAGCCTTATGGTATCCTGCAGCGTCTTTAATCAGTCCGCTCTCATCCAAATACTTGTTGATAAAGTTTAGTGGAGTCGATTGAGACTTCTTTAACTCTGCAGCAGACCCGGGAGAAAACACAATCTTCTTGTCGTCAATGGCGAACTCAAAACCTTTGAAGTCTTTACTAAAGACCTCCTCGGACTTTTGGTCAAACCATTTGCGCTTACGCTCGCTTTCCTCCTGCAAGGTTTTTGCCTGTTGTGTATACTGACGGTACGCCTCAAACTCTTCATTATCCTCGGGAGATAAGCCATTTGCTCTTGACTCAAGAGGCAGCTTGTATTTCTCCTTCTGATCATTGAAGAAGCTCTTGGCTTCCGCAATAGCCTTTTTACGTGCAATCTTTACCTTCTTAATCTTGGACTCATCATCAATGTCTTCATCGTATTTGTAGTCCTCCATTAACACATCAATGTCTTCTTTATCAAGACCCTTCTGTGTGGTGGAAAGATA